AGACAACCAACTCAATCAAAAATTCAAAAGTCAAAATTACACCCAGATAACACACAAGCTTGGAGAGAAAGTGTTTCTCGTCCAACTTTGTTGCATCCCGTCACAGTGAGAAAAGAAGATGGAATTCCCCAAGAGGAAGGAACTCGCTATGACCCCTTTATTGCAAGACTCGAAAAATGTGGGTTGCCCGCAGCTTGCCTTGACCAAAAACTACTTGACAAGGTAGCGGAAGCCTACACACAAGAACTTATTGATATTTGCCAAAAACACAAGTATCCAACTTACAAGAGCAAATACTCATTTGAAGAAGCAGTAAAAGGAATCGACGGAGATCCATACGTTAATTCAATTAACAGAGGAACTTCTCCCGGATACGGATGGAGCAAAGAAGGTAAGCCAGGAAAGAAGAAGTGGTTTGGAGACGGCGATGATTTTGATCTAGAGCTTGCTAAGCCAGTTAAAGAAAGATGTCAGAAGATATTTGACCTGGCAAGACAAAACAAAAGATACCCACATGTATTTGTGGATACTCTTAAGGATGAGAGAAAACCCAAAGAAAAATGGTTTAAGACCAGAGTGTTCTCAGCATGCTCCCAAGATTATTACATAGCCTGTAAACAATACTACCAAGGAATAGTAGGCTTGCTAACTCGCCACAGAACCCAGACAGGAATTTGTGTCGGAATAAACGTATACTCTCGAGAATGGGATGAATGTGTAAAACATCTGCAGCAATGCAGTAATTACATGTGCGCCGGAGACTTCGCTAACTTTGATGCTTCATTGTTAAGCCAGATTCTTGAGAAAGCAAGAGACATTCTAAATGCTCTCGGAGAGTTGTTAGAAGATTATACGCCTGAAGACACAAAAATCAGAAATGTACTGTTTAGCGACTTAGTGAACTCAACTCATTTAGCAAAAGATCAGCTATATTCCTGGACACACTCACTACCAAGTGGACATTATTTAACAGCCATAGTAAATTCACTTTATGTAAACCTTGTTTTTCGCTATCTACTATGCAAGAGTGCAGGCTTAAAAACTTATTTAGAAATATCTAAGTTATGCAAAAGATTCAAGATGATCTCCTATGGAGACGACCATGTAGTAGCGTTGATCAAGGAGTTACTCCCAATTTTCAACCAAAACACCTTGCCAAAACTTTTTGAAACAATAGGAATGACATACACAGATGAACAAAAATCAGACAAACAAATGCCAGACTATAGACCCATTGAACAAGTAACGTTTTTAAAACGAGGCTTTCGGTGGGAACCAAAACTCAATCGCTATGTTGCACCGCTAACTCTAGACACAGTGCTTGAGACACCATTTTGGTTCAAGAAGAACATACAAGAAGAATTGACAACCCAAGATAACGTGGAGTGGGCTATTCAAGAGCTATCTCTTCACGATGAAGAAACATTCAAGCTGTGGACGAAGAAAATCAGGTTAGTCTGCAAGGATGCCCTTAATTGGGTGCCTGAAATTTCCCCCGAGCGGATCGAATATATCCATCAGCTAGAACAAGACTTTGACACCGTTGAAACATTTGCGGAAGCGCAGTGTTTTCATCAAAACTCATGATGAGGAAGATGAGTATAACTACTTCCAGAAGCTTTAGATGTGATCTTGCTAATCTATACAAATCTCTGACGCAAAAGAAAAGATTAGTATTGCTATCTGAAGAACGAGAGGCACTATTTAGTGTTACCTGCCAGGGTCTCTCGAAGCAGCCCTTTATCACCCAGGCAAACGTCAGTCGAGGTACTCGCCTAAGTCAGCAGTATCCTTTAAACACCAGACTTGCTTCAATACACCAAATTACAGACAACACAACTGACACCTCCAATACAAATCAACAACAAGGAATCTTGGGAACAACTTCCGAGAACTCCTTTGAAGAAAGACGTGAAATCACAAATTTCACTGAAGACGCAAGAGTTGTAACGGAAAGTGTCACAGAAATCACAAATTTACCTATATCATTGATTAAACATGGTGATGAACCGCGAGAACACAGCGTAATTTCGTTCCTGAAAAGGCCGGAAAAGATCGCTGCAGTGACGTGGTCCACCAGTGATGTTAAACACCACAACTTGCTCTCACTGAGTATACCTGGAGACACATTAACAACAATGTATAGAGAAAAGCTTAAGGGCTTTGGTCTGTTTCGTGCAGACATCGTTTTGAAGCTACAATTTAACAGTCAGCCCTTCCAAGCAGGGAGGCTGATTTGCACCTATACTCCAGTCCCAAAATATTTAGTAGACAGGTTTCAACAAACACGGCGCTCCTTGTGTCGTTCAACATCACTACCAAGTGTAATCATTGACATCTCAAAACAGACTGAAGTAAATATACCATTGCCATATATATCCTCTTTTACCCACTACGATCTCACGACTGGTGGAGGAGATTGGGGCATCTTCGACTTATGGGTCTATGATCCACTGTCGTCAGCCTCAACACAGACTGTGAACATAGCAGTCAGAGCATATTATGACAATGTCCGGTTGGGTGCTCCTACGCAGTCTTCACTGGTTACAGCGTCAGAAACGTTGCGGCCAGCGATTGTTCAGGCGGAGGCGCAGCTAGGCATCGAAGGAATGACAAAGGTGACCATGCGAGAAGAACGCGATGGTCCCATAAGCAATGTCGGCCATGATATTCGTCAGGCAGCTTATGGCATTCTTCACGGAGTAGGCAAAAATATACCAGCAATTTCCAAAATTGTAGACGCAGTCAACAACGCGGCAATGGCTGGACTCAACATTTATGCCAGCTTTGGGCTAGGCAAACCCACCAACCTCGACAAAATTGCACCACGTTGTTTGCATGCCTTTTCGAATTTCGCAACAATCACAGGAATCGATAATGGCCACATGTTAGCGTTGCACGGAGATAACAAGATCAAGATGCTACCCGGATTCGCAGGATCCGATACAGATGAGCTCTCCCTAACATACCTTATGCAAACACTACAATATTACGACACACACACAATAACAACATCAACTAACGTTGGCACAATGCTAGCGTCCTACCAAGTATCACCATTTAAATTTGACCTTGACACACAACTTATTTTGAACACATCAACAATAGGAACAGTTAACGTGAGACAACCAAACTTACAGACATATATTGGCTCAAATTTTAAATACTGGCGTGGAGACACAGTACTTCACATAGGACTCATCAAAACAGATTACCATTCGTTGCGTCTGAAGGTCGTTTACGACCCAATGGCCACGGATCCAGCAAACATAACTTATGCCAATTCAGAATATTGTTATTCAGTAGTAATTGATTTCAGAGAGAAAACAGATTTTTATGTAAGACTACCTTTTATTTCATCAACTCCCTGGAAGAATGTACCTTTTGACACACAAGTATCGCCTAATGTACCCGGTGAACAGTTGGAACTCCTTTCAACTTACTGCGGATACGTGGCAGTGTTCCTTGATACTGAGTTACAGGCCTCATCAGCCGTCGTTTCAAACTCAGTGAACATGATTACAGAGTTTTGTGCAGCGGATAATTTTCAATTTGCCTATCCAATGGGCGGACGATCATATATTCCGATTGCAGACACTACTCCTGAAATACAAACACCTCAAGAACCTACCATGATTGAAGCAGAAGCCCAGTTCAATGCGAAAGCTTTTGTAGCAGATGGCATCATGAAAACCAGATCGAGTATGCAAAACACAACAAAAGATATAAAATCAATAACAGGACTCTCTCCAACTTCTACAGATGATAAGATACCAGATTATACTACAGGAGAAGAAGTTTATTCATTGCGCGCCCTCATTAAGCGTTTCAATTGGATATTCAAAACTTCCTCCAAGTTGATCTCTCTACCATCCGTTCCATACATTCAGTATTACACCTTCACAACAGGCCATCCCGACCAGCTACAGCAATGTGCTCTTGTGGATTCTATATCCGCGTTGTATGCGTTTAGGACAGGCGGCTTTCGTTATAAAGCATGGGACTCAAGTTCCAACTTAATAACAGCCAGAGCCATACCCGAACACGCTACTTCGCATATAATGAACTTCACAACCATAGCCAGCGCTAAAAACTGCGGAGCTACTGGATTATGCGACATGGACGCTATCGTCGTTAAAGGAGGAGCAGAATTTCAATTTCCTTTTTATTCACCAGTTTATACATTTGTAAATTCATTTTTCCGAGAATTTGTAACTCAAGAACCAGATTTATATTTCCATTTTACTCAACCTCAAACTACTGGATTGTTGTCTCGTGATGGGGACGGCGAAGTATTTATCGCTAAAGCAGCAGGTGACGACTACAATCTTGGATTCCTTCTAGGAGTTCCTGATTGTTTGCCGGAACAACTAACGTTGCAAATAAGCGGTAAAAGTCCCGTTCCTACAGCCCAAGATCCATACAAAATTAACTTAAATTCAATAACAAGGTCATAATTGTATGGTAAACCAAAACAGAATAATTCCACAAGCCTGCTCTTAACTGAGTGAAACATATGCCGAAAGGCTATCCAGTGTTTTTAGGGCTTGAACCTGCTCTTTATTGAGTGCAGCACACACCGAAAGGTTATAAGGTGCTGTTAGGGTTAGAACATGCCTTTAATTAGGTGCCTCAGATGCCGAAAGGCTACCAACTGAGGTTAGTGTTTGGAATTACGACCGTTTTGAGTCACGTGAATGCAGGTTTTGTCGGGTTTCCCTGCATTAGTGTCCGAATGGCACGTGAAGTACTCTTAGAGTATGTGGCTTAACCACTCCCGAAATTTTAAAATTTTCAAAATTTAGCAATTTGATTTTGGACCCAAATTGTAAAGGATGGGGTCGAACCTGTCAGCTTCACTGGCAGATTCCTTTTCA